TCAGGTTTTGTACCGGTGCACAGGCACAGACGTTGATCGAGTAGCAACTACCACTGGCACGCTTACTTACAATCAGGTTTGCACTTGGGTATCTGCAACCGATGTTGAGGATTGGTTAGGTATTGGTACAGCCACCGCCGCTGATGCCACGTTTCTTACATTGTGTGCGGCCGCTGCCTCAGCGTTTTGTTTCTTGCGTAGGCAAGAGGCTGGCTACCACGACTCACTAACAGTGCTGCCATCAACGGCCGTAGGTTTAGGCACACGCGCCTATGGCGGTTTCTTGTACCGTCAGCGTGGCTCTGTCACAGACTTTGCCTCGTTTGATGGCATGGTCTCTGGTGGGTCTAACGGCCTTAGCCCAATGATCAAACAGTTGCTAGGTGTCAACCGCGCACAGGTTGCTTAATGCCTACACCAGTTGCCTACACAGACCTATTTAACACGGCGCTAGACAACTTAGCAGCCACTCTCAGCGCCGTTACAGGCTTACAAGTAGTAACAGACCCACGCAATATCTCGCCGCCGTGCGTGTTTATTGATGCACCATCCTTTACAGGTTTCAGCCGCGCCGTTTTTACTTTGTCATATCCGGTCAGGTTGTTGACTCTTGGGCCGGGCAACTTGGATGCTCAACGCAGCCTCATGAACTTGGCAGCAAAAGTGGTAAGCGCTCGAATAGGTGTTACCGATGGCAGGCCAACTATTGCCATCATCGGTGGCAGCGAATTAGCAGCGTATGATCTAAACATTAATGTGCAGGCACAAAGTTAGGACATAAAACATGGCATACGTTATTGCATCACCAAGATTAGGCACAGTAGGCGATACTTATGAGCCTGCCGATGGTGTCAACATTGAGGCGCTAATTGAGGGTGGGTTTATCAAATCCACCAGCAAGAGCACAAAATCTGATAAACCTATTAAAGACACCAACGAGGAGTAACCCACATGGCCACCAGCACTTACCTATCTAATCCAGTAGTCACGATCAACTCAGTTGATATGAGCGATCAATGCACGTCAGCAGTTTTTACTCGCATGATTGAGTCGCTTGAGAGCACCGCATTTGGTCAGACTAATCGCTCATACGTTGGCGGCTTAGAAAACAGCACACTTACCGTGACGATGTACAACTCATTTGCTGCCACAGAAACTTACGCCACACTTAAGACTCTTGTTGGCACACAAGTAACAGTCAAGATCAAGCCAACCAGCGCTGCCACATCAGCAACAAACCCAGAGTCAACACTCACCGCCTCATACATGGAGTCGCTACCAATCGTCAACGGTCAACTTGGCGCGCTCGATACCATTGACATCACCTTTACTGGCGGCGCATACTCAGTAGCAGTCGCTTAACTAATTCTCGCCGGCAACGGCCCGACACGAAAGAGGCAAGATGCAATTAAGACTTAAAGCCACGTTTAACGATGGCACAATAAATGAGGTTGTAACTAACCTCTCAACCGTTGTTGCATGGGAACGCAAGTACAAGCGCAAAGCGTCAGAGATGGCACAAGGTATTGGTGTTGAGGATTTGGCGTACTTGTGTTATGAGGCAACCCGTGCATCTGGTACTACCGTGCCCGGCTCTCTTGACCAATTCATTGCCACACTCTTAAGCATTGATGTCTTGGAGACACAAGACCCAAAAGCGGTCACGGCTCAGTAAGGCGCGCGCTGGCAGAGATCGTTGTTGCCACCGGTTACTGGCCGTCAGAGATTACATTTGAGGCAGATGATATGAACGCCGTGATTGAGATACTTAACAAGCAACGTGGCAGCCGCTAATGGCTGCATCAATGGCGGTCAACATTACAGGTGTGCAACAAACGCTTAAAGAATTAAACAGTTTTGATGCAAAATATCGCCGCCAAGTTACTAAGGACATCAAAAACGCTGGCGATCAGATCATTAACGAGGCTCGATCAATGGTCGCATATTTTGATAACTCGCTAAACAACGGTGCGCCACTGTCTGGCATGGTGCGCGGCAACCTTGTCAAAGGCCGTGAGACCAATTGGAAAACAAGTCAAGTGCAATCAGGGTTTAAGGTAAAAGTTGGACAACGCGCCAGCAAAGAACGCTACGTCAATTATAGCCGTACTACTGATGGCGTTGTGACCCACACAGAGCAAGTTGCCTATGGCTCTAAGCCTTATCAGTTAATGGTTATACAGCAAACCAATGCGGCTGGCGCAATCTACGATCATGCAGGCCGTAACGCATCATCAGTGTTTGTAACAAATCTAAATAAAGAGGCAGGCGAACAGCCACGCGCAATAGATATAGCCGTTGAGCGCAATCGTGAAGTGGTCACAGATAAAGTACGTCAAATAGTGGAGACTGTTACAAACCTACTAAACCGAAACATCGAGAGACCCAATGGCAATTAACATACCAATCATCTCAAGCCTTGAGGGTAAGGGATTTGAGAAAGCCATCTTGCAAATTAAAGCGCTGGAAACTACCAGCGAAAAAGCAGGTTTTATTGCAGGCAAAGCATTTTTGCCAGCCGTTGCAGCAATGGGTGCACTCACAGTTGCAGCCGGGTACAGCGTTAAGGCAGCCGTTGAGGATGAGGCAGCACAGGCACAATTAGCGCGCGCACTTGTCAACGTCACTAATGCAACAGATGCACAAATTGCCTCAGTTGAGGAACAGATCAACAAAATGCAAATGGCAACTGGTGTTGCTGATGACGAATTAAGGCCAGCGTTTGCATCGTTGTTACGAGGCACAAACAACGTGGCGATGGCAACAGACGCACTCAGCCTTGCAATGGATATCTCAGCCGGCACAGGTCAAGATTTGGCTGGCGTTTCAGACGCGCTTGCTAAAGCGTATGGCGGCAACTTTAAGGCTCTTAAACAATTGTCACCAGAGATTTACGGGATGATCAAAGATGGTGCATCGCTTGATGATGTCATGGCGGCGTTGGCTGGCACTTTTGGTGGCTCGGCTGCAACGGCCGCTGGTACTGCACAAGGACAATTTAAGCGGCTTAACGTGGCGCTCGATGAGGCTAAAGAGTCAATTGGTAAAGCGCTCTTGCCAGCGATCACAGCCGTGTTGCCGTACCTCATCACATTTGGTAATTGGGCAGCCGATCACACAGGCATCTTGTTAGGTGTTGGCACAGCCATTGCCGCAATCTCTACCGCGCTCATTGCGTTTAAGGTTGCACAAGTAGTTGCTAACACCGTCACGGTCATAACTACAGCACTTAACTGGTCGCTTGCTGCCAGCGCTGCCGCAGCCAACACTGCACTCACTCTTGGCGTAGGTGCAGCCGCTATTGCTGCCGGTCTTGTTGTGGCGGCTGGTGCGTTTCTTGTTTACAAGAACGCCACTAAGTCTGCCACTGAGGAAACAGGCAAGTTTAAGGAACAACTAGGGCCGATGCTTGGGCCAGAGTTGACTAACACTTACGACAAAGCCGTTAAGACTGGTGGCGCTGTAGATGACATGGCAGCCAAAGTCAAAAAAGCATCAGACGCATTAAAGACTTACATGGTGACAGCACTTAAAGATGCACAAAGCGCATTAGAGGATGCACAAGGCGCGTTTAACGATTTTGCCACCAGCGTCTCAGATGGTCTTAAAGATGCGTTTAGTTTTAAGGATGCTAAAGACGCAGGCGATGAAACGGGCAAAGGTTTCTTGGATGGTTTGCGTGCACAAGTTAAAGGCATCCAAACCTATAGCAAAGATGTAAGCACGTTGCTCACGCTTGGCCTATCACAAGACGCATTGCAAGCGGTACTTGATGCCGGCGGTGAGTCTGGTGCAGCCATTGCAGCCGAGTTAATTAAGGGTGGCTCTACAGCAATTCTAGAAACCAACGCGCTAGTTGAGTCAAGTAAAGTCGCTGCCGCAATCATCGGCCAACAGGCTGCCAAACAGTGGTATGGCGCTGGCGTGTCTAACGCGCAATCATATTTGCAAGGTGTTGAGGCGGCGTTTGATGAGGCACAAAAACGGCTTGCCAAAAAAGGTCTCAAGATCGCAGACATCAAAGGCATCTCAGCATCGTTCAGTGAGTCGCTTGCTGGCCCATCAGTAACACCAATCAACATGGCTCGACCAGAGCAAGGTGGTGGCATACCGGGTGGCGGCGTAGTCATCAACGTAAGCGGTGTGATGACCAACGCACAAACAGGACAAGCGGTCTTAGACAGCCTGACCCAATACACGCAGGTGTATGGGCCACTCAACTTGGCGATCAGGTAATGGCTGGTGCAGCCGTCATCTCAGGTGGCGATTACCTACTAGAACTCTCAACAGGTTACGACTCATCAGCGTTTTATTTGGATGACTCAACACTTAACGGCACTGCCGTCTTAGACGGTGATGGCACAGATTATGTGGATATCTCAAACCTTGTGCAAGACATAACCATTAGTCGAGGCCGTAAACGGCCGCGCGATGTGTTTGGGCCGGGACAGATGGCGGTGTCAATAAACATACCGAAAACAAACCGTAACCTAGACCCGTTTAACACCAGTAGCCCGTACTACAACACGCTCACAGAGCAACCCGGACTAGCACCATTACGAGACATCAGGTTAAGCCGTAACGGTGATCGCATATTCACAGGCAAAATCACCACGTTTAACCAGCAATACACAATGGATGGCTTAACCCAATACTCAGTATTTGCTGCCGATGATATCTATACCCTGTCACAAGGTTTCTTGCCCGAAACCGCTACCAGCGCCCAAACCTCATCAGCACGCATTACAGCCGTTTTAACGGCTGCAAACTACACAGGCACTACATCGCTTACAGCCTCACCTACGGCCACGCTAGGCGCTTACACAATCGCTAGTGGCACGAACGTAAACGCCTACCTAAACCGCATCCAAGAGGCAGAGCAAGGTCGCATCTTTTGCAGCCGCACAAACGTGCTTACCGCACAGGCCAGAACGGGCACAACGCTTTCCACACCTATCGCCACGTTTACCGACACAGGTGCAGGCACAGATTATGACGTGCTACAAGTTGAGTTTGATCAATCACCAGTAATTAACAATGCCAACGTAACTATTGAGGTTGGTGGCACATTACAAAACGCTAAAGATAGTTCATCAATCAGCCAGTATTTTACACAAACACAAGCGATCACAGACAGCCTTTTAAGCACAGATGGGCAGGCTGCAACTCTGGCCAGTTACCTACTTGTGCCATTACCGTTGCCACGTTTTACCAGCATCTCCACCAGTTTTATTACCCTGACAGACCTACAAAAAACCGCGCTCACTAAAACGGAGATTGGTGACACCGTTACAGCCGTTAAAACTTTTACATCTGGCACACCGCTAGCAATCACTCAAGACCTATCGGTTGAGGGTATTGAGCACCGCATTAACGTCTCTACCGGTCATCGAGTCACGATCTACACGGCAGCCACAACCGTGCTCTCAGACCTGATTTTAGATGACATCACGTACGGAGTCATATCTACCACCAACGCGTTGGCATAGGATAAAGTACCGTCATGGCAAATACGCAGACCACCGTTCCACTGTTTGTAGCCAATCAAGTATTGACCGCTGCACAACAAAACGCTAGTGCCGGCACTGGCGTGCCAGTGTTTGCTACCACCGTTACTAGAGATGCGGCGTTTGGTGGCAGCAATAAAGCGTTAGCAGAGGGTCAACTTTGTTACATTGAGGCCAGCAATGTTGTGCAGTATTACGATGGCGCGGCTTGGGCTACTGTTGGGCCATCTACGGCAGGCGGTCTGGTCTACATAACGCAAGCAACGCCTTCGGCTGTAAATAGTGTCTCAATAAACGATTGTTTTTCAAGCACTTACCAAAATTACAGAATTATATTTACACCAACAACAAGCGTTGGAGTGAACTCTTATATAAGTTTGCGTTACCGTGTAAGTAGCACCGACACCACAACAGGATATAAATATGTGGAAATAAACTCTGATGGTTCTTCCGTAGGTACATCAGTTGATGGTCAAGGAACAACTTTAATGGTAGTTGGATATATTGACCCAACTAGTAAAGGCATGGCGTATTGGTTAGAAATACAAGACCCTAATCAAGCGCAAAAAACAAAATGCAACATAGCATCACAAAATTATAGTGCTGCTGGCGCTTACACAATTCGTAACATTGGCGGAGCGCAAGCCGATACAACACAATTTACAGGCATAACTTTTACCACTTCCGGCACAAGTTTTACAGGCACTATTCGTGTTTACGGATACGCAAATAGTTAGGACATGACATGGCAGATGTATTAGAAATCAACGCA